CCTGCTCGACGCCGGCACGAGCCGATTGACGCCCGAGGGGCAGAGACTCATCGAGGCGGCGGTCATCGGGCGCGTCATCAAAAGCCCGAAGATGATCCGCGAGATGTCGCCGAGCCTGAAGAACGTGGTTCTGGGCGGGCTCTCGGAGCTGACCCGTGGGGAAACCTTCCCGATCGAATGGCGGGTCAACAACGACGTCGTGAACGGCCTCTGGCTTCACCACATGGCCGACAAGGCGTCGAAGACCATCGACATGATGCTCGAGCCCCAGCTCTACCCGGAGCCATTCCTCGATGCCGTTCGGGACAACCGGGTGGCGATCGCCCTGGCGAAGTGGTTCGAGGCGAACAAGTCGAAATCTACCGCGCTTCGCGGCGCCCTCCAGAAGTACAACCGGCAGGCGGCCGATGCCGTGAGCGGGCAGGAAGTTCTGTCGTTCGCTCTGGAGGGTAGGGTGCCGCACGAGGCGTTCAACGAGGCGTTTGGGACCAAACTGTCAGCCAGCGACTTCGGCTCCGGCGACGGGCTCGTCTACCTGCACGCTGGACTTCCGGTCGAGGCACTCGCCCCGCTTTGGGGCAAAGTTTCCGCGAAGGCGCGCCAGCTCCGCGATTGGGTGCTGATCCCCAAGGACGTTCGCGAACCGATGAAACCTGGGGAATCGTTCCAGGAATGGTGGCAACGCGGCATGTATCCGCGGACGGGAGATTCCTTCCGCCGCTGGATGGCCGAGACCTGGCAATCGTTCGCGAAGATGGCGATTCTGAACCACGAGACTCGGCGCTTCCCCTACTTCCACGAGCAGCTCGATCAGTTCAAGGTTTCCGCCATGGCGACCCTCGAGACCGCGACAAATCGAATGGCCGAGGTCGTCCATCCGATCGTCTACCGCTCGGACCCCGTCACCGGTGCGCTCAAGCGCCGGCCAGCGGCGGAGATGCAGGCCGCGATCCAGCAGTTCCAGCTCCTAGTCGGGGTCTCCGATCTCTGGGCGCGCGCGAAGGCTGGGCTCCTGACGCCGGCGAGCGGATTCCCGGCCTTCTCTGAGTTCAAGCCAGCCGACGTTGCGGCGGCACTTGAAGTGGAGATGCGGACGATCATGCACTCGGCGTCTCCGGCCGTGAAGGAGGCGCACGCGAACTGGATCAAGTGGATGACGGATCTCCGCGGCGAACTCGTGAAGCGAGGCAAGCTAGGGAAGGAGGACCGACTCGGCTGGGCCTACGCACCGAACGTCATCAACGATCTCACCTGGCAGCAGATGTGGAGCGTCGCTACGGGCCCGATTCGGGTCAAGGAGGCGGTCCGCCCCTACGTGAAGGAGGCGGTCGGGCACCTTCGGAAGCACGATCCGAACATGGTCCGCGCCGGCCTACAGCACGCCACCAACGTGCTGCTCGATAACCTCCTCGATGACTTCGCCCACTCGGTCGGGCAGGCGTGGGACCACTACAAGCCCCTCTGGGCCGAAATCGAGGCGCGAGCGAAGAAGGCTGGGCGCACGGTGGAGGAAGAGGCGAAGCTGACTGGCATCCCGCGCGAGTACGGCGTCTATCGGGTCGGGGGCTCGAAGCATCTTTGGAACCCCGCGACGATCACCGAATACGTGGTCGACAAGGTGCTCCAGCAGGACGCCGACCTAGGCCTCAAGTTCGACAACGTCTGGCAGGTGCGTGAATACGCCGGGACGCCCGAAGGAAAGGCGCGGCCCGCCTACATAGTGCCCACGCCGATCGTCGAGGCCCTGAATCAGTTCAGGGAGGCCCGGGGCCCACTGGATCGTCTTGCGGCCCAGTTTCATCGTGGGGTGAGCGTCTGGAAGGCGGCGACACTCACGTCGATCATCGTTCCCTACTCGTTGCGGAATGTCTGGGGCGACTTCTCGAACGCCGTGAGGCGGCTCCCTGGTAGCGGCCCCCTTCCTGGGCTCCCGGCCATCGGGAAATTGCCGCGCGCGATCACGGACATCATCCGGGCGAGCGGCCCCTCGGGCAAGATGAGCCCCGAGCTGGCGCTGGCCGACGCCGTGGGGGTGAGGCAGAACACTCGCGCGATCGCAGAGATGGGAGACCTTCGCTCCCACAAGGATCTGAGGCCGTTCTTCCGACCGAGGCGCTCCACGGTGCTCCGGCCGATACAGCGAGTCTTCGAGGCGGCGAACGACGCCCTAGCTGGGATGATGATCGTGGACTCGGTTCGCGAGGGGACCATGCGCTACGCCGCGTGGCTCTACCTCATGGAGAACAAGTTCCCGGCGAAGCGCGCCGAGCGTCTCGTCTCGGAGACGATTGGGGACTATCGGAGCACCGACCGGTTCACCGGGCTTGCCCGGAAAAGCGGCATCGCGCCATTCGCCGTCTGGATTCGCCAGATGATCCCCGGCTGGTACCGCTGGTTCACCGGCGCCAAACTCGGAAAGTACGCGGAGATGCCGGAAATTGCCGAGCGCACCCCCGCGGTCATGGCACACGCCTCGAAGATCGCGAAGGAGAAGGGAATCGAGATTGAGCAGGCGCTAAGGGAGATGGCTCAAGATGCCGCGATTCCGCCCCCGAATGTGCCGCGCCCCGGAAGCGAGGCGCCGAAGGGCAGCGACCCGTCAGTCTGGAAAGCGGCGCACAGCGGGGCCTACACGAAGAGCACGCTTCTCTCGATGGCGCTCGGGATCGGCGTGCCTATGACACTCCTCTGGTACTGGAACAACGTCCTCCATGCCGAGCAGAACAAGCGGTTCGATGAGAACTTCAGAAACCAGAACAGCTACCTGATCCTGCCGTGGTGGAAAACGCCGGACGGCCGCTCCCCGGCCTTCGCGGTGCCGACGCCAGTGGACGCCGTCATCTCGTTCTTCGGCCTCGGCAATCCGGCTGAGCGGATTCGGAAGTTCCACGATGCCGCAGAGAAGGGGCCGAAGGAGTTCGCGAAGCAGGCTTGGGGGCAAATGGGCGACACGGTCGCCGGGATACACTCGGGGCTTTCCGATATCACCGGGCCCCCGATCGACGTACTCTCAGCGCTGAAGGATCTCGGCCCAGAGCTGTACAAGGAAGCGCAGAAGCCAGAAGGGAAGCGCGACACCTGGAAGGTTCTGAGGAAGAAGTACGAGCGCCTCTATGGGAAGCTGGTGCCGGGGGCCTCCGGCGTTCGCGCATCTCAGCGGACGGACCTGGAGGGGCTCCCCGATTACCTCGTCAAGACGCTCCCGCAGTATCCGTGGGGGTCTTTGATTCATGTCCCGCTATCCGATGAGGAAATTAAGCGGCGCAAGAATCGGAACCGTCCGGCGCGCAAGGGGCTCTATCCCGGGATCGGGACGATGTCGGGTGGCCTGAAGCCGATCTCGGTTGGTGGTCAATAGCCGCCGTTCGCCCGGCGGGAGACTTGGGACTGTGTGTGGATCGGGGGATAGGTGGATGCGGTGCCTACCAACATAGCCGACTGGAGCGTTCTCGTAACCTTCCTGAGCAGCCCGCTCGCGATGGTCGTGCTCACGTTCTTCGTCTGGAAGATGACAGGCGAAATGAAGGACCTCAAGGCGGCCCACAAGGAGCTGAACAAGTCGATCCATGAGAACGGCTTCCTCAAGAAGTCGGACATGGACCAAGCCTGGAAGACCGCTAACGAGATCCACGACCGCCACTCGTCGGACATCAGGCGCTTGGAGGACGAGGTTCGACTACTGAGAAAGGCAAGGGCAGGATGACGCCATTTCCGAAGCCGCCGAACGGGTTCGTGCTCCATCACTCATTAACGCAGGACGGCCAGAGCGTGTCGTGGCCGGCAATCCGGCGCCACCACACCACGGTCAAGGGCTGGCTCGACATCGGATACCATGTCGGCGTGGAACTGGCTGGCGCCGAGTATGAGGCGCTTCTCGGCCGACCGTGGGACATGGAAGGTGCCCATTGCCCGCAGGACGCGATGAATTCGCACACCCTGGGCGTCTGTCTCGTCGGGGATTTCGATAAGGCTCCGCCTCCGCGCGAGCAGATGGTCGTCCTCTTCGATCGAGTGTTGATTCCCTTCGGACGGAATCTCGGCATCCCGCTCAACACGAAAACGATCACCTTCCATCGCGACCACGCGCGCGACGGGCGCACCTGCCCCGGCACGCAGTTCACGGCGGCGCTTTTGGAGATGTACCTCGCAGAGTTCGTTCCGAAGGGGGGTGAAATCGTATGACGACCAAGGAAAAAGAGTCCGGAAAGGTTGGGCATCTCTGCCCCGAGTGCGGAGACGGGAAGCACCCCATCACGCCGGCACCGCGTTCGACCGTGCTCCACTGGAGCAAGAAAGCACCCGGACTCCTCGAGTGCCCGAACTGCGGAGAGACGTTCGCTCCCGCGGCGATTGCCGAATCGCCCGCGCCGAAGAAGGCCAAGAAGTAGGCGCGGCCCACCACGAGCAACGGAGGTGAGATGGTAACGCCAAACCAGATGATCGTCGGGATGCTGACCTGGCTGATCGGGACGGGCCTGAAGCGCATCAAGGGCATCCCGAACGACATGCTGCCCCAGATCCTCTACTACGTCTCGATCGGCGCGTCCTACGCGATGGCGGTCCTGACGAACCTGATCGCCGCCACGCCGGCCCACGCCGCCGATGGCCCGGTGCCCATGCCGCCCCCGGCCGCTCCGGCGGTCGACGGGACGATCTCCTGGGTGCTCGTCAACGCCTGGGACTGGCTTGGGCGGAAGGTGCTCTGGGGGAAGCTGCTCAAGAAAATCCTGAAATAGCGATAAATACCCTTGACAGGGGCAAGCGCCTTCGCTATCGTTCTGTCTGGTTGCGGGAGACGGAAGGGGCCCTCGCAAGATCGCCCCGGCCTATCAGCTCCCGCAACCGCCCTGACAATCGAAGCAGATCAGTCCACTCGCCAAATGGGGGCATCCCAAAGTGCGTACGGACCCACAGGAGTACCTCTCACCATCAGTTCAGAAGCGCTTCTGGGCCAAAGTAAGGAAAACTCCGACCTGCTGGTTCTGGATGGGCGGGCGCTCCCCAAACGGCTACGGCAACTTCCAGCCATTCCCTGGCGGTCAACTGGGTGCTCACCGCTATGCCTGGATTGTCTCGCATGGATGCCCCGCCACGCCTGACCAATTCGTCTGTCACCGCTGTGACAATCGGGCCTGTGTGTTCCCAGGGCACCTTTTCCTTGGCACTCCTAGCGAGAATCTCAAAGACGCCGCCATCAAAGGACGGATGCGCCATGGAGAGGGATGCCATCGCGCGAAACTGCGGCGCCGCGATGTCTGGAACATCCGCGTAATGGGCTTGGCCATACGACGGAAGGACATCGCAAATAGCTACCCAGAAGTCCACCCAACCACGATCGGCCACATTCTCAACTGCAAGACCTGGAAGCATGTTCGGCTCTTCTGTGGGGAGGACCTATGAGCGACCATGACACTGAAGTTTTTACCGCCCCACCGAACGAACTGATGAACCTGCCCACGGTGGCGCCTACAGCGATCGACGTTGAGCCGTTCGCCCGTGCTGCGGCGAGCCTGGATATGTTCAATAAGCTGCGCGAAATTGCGCTGAAGCTCTGCCGGCCCAGTGATTTCCACATGTTCGGGGATCGGCCGTGGCCACAGAGAAGCGCATGCGAGAAAATCATGCGCGCGTGCGGATTGAACGTGAAACTCCACAGGCAAGCCGATGGGACGCCGTTCATCAAGAAGTACTCCCAAGACGAAAAGGGTGGGTATTACATCATCACAATTTCAGGCATGATTTCTGGCCAATGGGGCGAACTTGAGGCGATGGGCTTCTGTTCGTCCAGAGATCAGTTCTTCGCGCGTGAGGGGGCGGACAGCGAAGGCAATCCTGTTTACAAGCCACTTTCCCAGGTCAACGAAAGCGACATTACCCAGAGCGCCTACACAAATTTCCTCGCGAATGCAGTCACCCGATATACGGGTCTCGGCGGCCTCACTCAGGAGGATTTGGAACGACACTACGGCGCCGGCACGGTCTCTTCACACACCTACCGCGACAACAAGCCGAAGCAGACGAAGGAGGCGACCGCCGCGGACTCCGAGAAGGCGAAGCGGCTCTGGGCAATCCTGATGATCGTCACGGAGGGGGCCGAACACGATGCCAAGCAGTTGCTCAAGGAGTTGAGTGCCTTCACCGGAAGGGATGGCAAGGAAGTGTCCGGCCTCACCGACGTGGCGAAGCTCTCGCCGGGGCGGCTCGCGAATACGCTCCGCACGGCCGAGACGCGATGGGAAGCCTGGCTCAAGAAGCAAGGGGACGAACGCAGGTTCTTCGAGGATCTACTCGTGCAGCGACTCCAAGGGGGATCGGACGGTGACGGACAAAAGTAGTCTCACGGACGACCAGCGGAAAGCGCTGATCGCGTATCACCAGAAGAAGATTCACGAGTTCACGAACGAGAACACCTTCTGGCCGAACACGCTCACGTTGGTGGAGCGGGTCATGGCCGAAGCCCACGAGATCGCATCGCTCGTGCCGGACAAGGAGGCCGCCGATGCTTCCGAATGACCGTCCGGAGATCGTTGACGACGATGCGATCGCCGAAGCCTGGGTCGCCGACATGCGACGGCCACCGGCACGCGCTCACGTCAATCACGCTTCAAAGATCGGGCACCCTTGCGATCGCCATCTGGTCTTGCTGCGTACCCACGGCGAGAAGGCAACGCCGCCCTCGCAGTACCTCCTCGAGATATTCAAGCGCGGTGACGTGCTTGAACAGCCGGTCGCGGTCCAGCAACTAATCGCGGCGAAGTGGCGCGTCTGGGACGAGCAGCGGACCTTCTACGTGGTCGAGAAGGGAAAGACGCTTCTCTCCTGCCGGATCGACTGTCTCGCGAAGCCGCCGGATTCCGACCAGACCTACGTGACCGACCACAAGGTCTTGAATCCCTACGACTGGGAGAAGATTCCCCGCGGCTGGGACGGCTACCAGTTCCTCCGGGAGTCGCCGAAGCCCTGGCTTCACTCCTACCCGGCCCAGATCATGTCCTACATGTACGCGCACCCTGGATCGGCCGAGACGGGGCTCCTCCAACTCATCAACGCGCTCACGCTCCGGTCGAAGTTCGTCTATATCCCGTTCGACGTCGATTACATGCAGGAGATCCTCGACCGGGCCATCCGCATCAATGGGGACGTGGAGCAAGTGGAGCTTCACGGGATGCGGGCGCTACCGTTTCCGATCGACTGGGACGAGGCAGTCTGTGGGCGCTGCCCGCTTCTGTCGGTCTGCCTTCCCGACCAACTAGGCCGGACCCCGCTCGAACTGATCGACGACGACAGCTTCGTCGAGCTTCTCGAGGAGGACCGCGACCTGAACGCGAAGAAAGGCGCGATCGAGAAGCAGTATAAACTCGTCCACGATCGCGTGAAGCACATGGTCGGGGACAGGAAGCAGGTCGCCGCCGGCCACTTCGTAATCACCCAGAAGGAGATTCAGTACAAGGAGTACACCGTCGCCGCGCGCGTCCAGGTTCGCATGGACATCAAGGACCTAAACCCGAAGCACGTCGACGCCGACGTAGAAGAGAGCGCCTGAGATGAGTCTCGATGCGCTGACCAAGGACGAGCTACGGGCGTTGGTGGCCTACAACATGGGCCAAATCGAGATTGCGATGGCACCCTACAAGCGCTACGCCGGGGAGAATCTCATAGAAGGCGACTGGAAGCGCATACGGAAGCGGATCGTTGGGGCCGTCGAACGTATCGACCGCATCGTCGCGCTGGGGAAGGTGGCGTGAAGAAGCCTAACCCTCAGCATCGCGGCCTGATCGCTGGGAAGAACATCAAGATTTCCCCCGGCAAGATCATCCACAGGTGGCGATTCTGGCCGCAGCAGCTCGCCAGGAATGAAACGCGACCGATGGGGCCATGGAGGAACGCGCGCCGCGCGGAGTCGATACTGAGCAAGCTGGAGCAACTCCGCAACTGCGCCGACGCCCTAGCCAAGCGTACCCGCAAAAGGCGAGACGAGATCGTTGTCTTCTACCCGATGCGATACAAGATCGCCGTCATGCAGCGCCTACGGGAACGGATGCTGGACGGCTCGATCGCCAGCCACCGCGGGCTTGTCTGCTCTGCCACGAAGCGGCTGCGCGGCTACTGCGTGGCCTTCCTGATCGCCGACGTTGAGAAGCACCGGACGCCGGCAGACGCTTATCGCATCGTAGTCGAGAGAGGGGCCGCGCACTCAAGCCTCCGCCCAAGGGCCCTCTATGGCTCCAACGTCAAAGGTACAGGCGGAAAGGAGATCCACGAATGACCCGCCCGCCCAAGAAGAAGCGCGGGGTGCGCGTGAAGGTTTGCCGCGAGTTGACGATCTCGGGGAACGATTGTCGGATGCGATACGCAAAGCGGCCTGGTGTGATCTACGACTACGACATGCTGCACCGCGCGGGTCTGCGCCTCAAGCCCGGCGAAACCCGCACCGTGCGGCTGATCGTGGAGGAGGAGTGATGGAAGGTCAGTGCCTGTATTGCACGTACTTGGGGGTCAGCGGATCGGCTGCGGAGGATACTGTAAAGGTGTTCATGCCGCACGATCTAACGGTGGACGTTCACGTCTGCGCGAGGCACAAGGCCGAGAAGTCGATCGAGGATATTCGGGATGCCTTCCTTTCGCTGGCCGCGCACGCAAAGATGACCGCGACGGCCCCACCGGCTGACAATGTGAGATGGGCCGCATATCCATGCCAGTGCGCTCAACCGCAATCGAGCACTTCAATCTACACGTGTGCGAAGTGTGGCGGCAGGATGCGTCCGTGACTGCCTACAAAACACGCAAGGCTGGCGAGGTTGTCAAGATTGGTCGGTCCGGGACAATCTACAAGATGGCGTGTTGCGATTGCGGCCTAGTCCATACGATCAAGTTCAAGATAGAGGGTGGCGTCATCTCTTGGCAGGTGTGGCGCAACAACAGGGCGACAGCTGCGATGCGGAGGAAGCGCCCATGAGGCCGCGTGCGTTGGACTTGTTCTGCGGCGCTGGCGGTGCGGCGATGGGCCTCTACTGTGCAGGGTTTGACGTGACGGGCATCGACATCAAGCGGCAGCCAAGGTATCCGTTCCGGTTCATCCAGGGCGATGCCTTGAAGCCCCCGGTGAGGCTGGAGGACTTCGATCTGATTTGGGCGAGCCCGCCGTGCCAAGCGTACAGTCGCGCTACCGCGTGGACCGGTGACCGATCATCTCATCCAGACCTGATCGGAGCGGTTCAAGCCATGTTGCACGGTTCACACTACGTAATCGAAAATGTCCAAGAGGCGAGACGCCTGTTACGTAACCCATCAATGATCTGTGGCTCGATGGTCGGCCTTCCGGTGAGACGGCATCGTTATTTCGAGACATCGTTCGAGATGCCGCTTCTTGGCCACCCATGCTTCCATAGACGAACAGACCTTTCTCACGATCACGGAAGCAAACAAACAGAGGCACAATACCGCGATGGCATGAAATGCGACTGGATGACGGTCCATGAGGCACGCGAAGCCATCCCCCCCGCGTACGCCGAGCACATAGGCCGCTACGCACTCATGGCCCTGGAGGCCCCCACGCCATGACAGCACGCGATGCGATTGCATTGGCAGAAGCGTATGCGCTCGGCCGCGAGGATTTCATGGGCGATCAAGCCTATTATCCAGATCGGGACGACGTGCTTCTGGACCACCTGGATCGCATTCGTCTAGCCATCGAGGCGGAACTGGATGCGTGTGCCGCAGAGACCGCCGCGTTGAAGGAGGAGGTTCTGCGCGTGCGAGGCGAGCGCGACCTGTACAAGCAGGACTTGAACGCGATCTATCATGCGGCGGCACTACCTCAAGAAGAAAAGTCAGGAAGGGGCGTTCAAGCATGAGTGACAAGCACGTTATCGGAGAGTGCTCGATCTGCGGCGGGCCGGTCGAGCAGTACACGGTGCTTCACATCGTCGGCCCGTTCCCGCCGCCCGAATGCCGTAATTGTGGAGCCGTGATGGAGCATCCGCACGGACGAGTGATTCCTATGCGGCCGAAGCGCGAGGGTGGAATCAATACGAACTACACATCGCAAAGCGGGACCGGAAGGAAGCGGCCCCATGCCTAGCCCGCTCCCCTACACCCAGGCCGAGCGGGATTTCCTGCGGGCGCTGGCGAAGGCATGGGACAATAGCGCATTCGCGGAATTGAACAACGATGCACTCGACGACGCAGCCCGCGCCGTGCTGGCGGAGTCCGACCAGTACGCCGACCAGTTGCGCGACATTGCTGCCCTACGCGCCGCCCACGCTGCGCTGGAGGAACGGGTGCGGGAGGCATGCGACATGCTCCGAAAGGTCTACGACAGAAGCGCGTACAAGCCTGAGACGGCCATCTATCAAGTCATCGCGCTCCTCGAAGGCCGCACAGGAGAGGGGGCGGGGGCGTGAGGCTTCTTGTGTGCGGCTCCCGTAACTGGCGCGACTACGATTCGGTCAAGCGGCACCTTGCGCGGCTTGCCCCGGATGAGATCGTTCACGGATGCTGCGCGATCGGAGCCGATAGGATGGCCGACGATTGGGCGCGGGACCATAAGGTGCGCGTGATTCCGTGTCCCGCCGATTGGGACACCCACGGCAAGGCGGCTGGTCCACTTCGGAACAAGCAGATGCTGACCTATAAGCCGGAACTTGTGATCGCGTTCGGTCGTGGACGTGGCACGGATGGCATGGTTCGACTCGCAGAAGCCGCTGGAATCCCGGTCGAGCGAATCCCCGGCGGACCGTTCGAGCACGGACCCAAGCGAGAGGGGGCGTAGGGTGCTGTGGGCAATGCGACGATTCCTAGAGGACTATCGGAAGGCGGCTGACCCGCCGAACATCACTACGGCGACGCTCTCGGACACAAAGAACATCAATGCCGTGCGCTTCGGCCCGGTTCGCTTCTATCGGGTCGGGCGAATCGTGCACCCGGTCAAGCCCATAACGGTCCTCGGCCCCCGGCCATGACCCGCGCGTGGGTGCTGTGAACAGCGTTGCCGAGGCCGAATGGGAGGTCATCGCGCTGATGTACCGCCGCGCCTTCAAGGCGGCGCTGAAACAGGCCCGCGCCTCGATGGAAGCTGACGCGAAGCCGTCCGCTACGGTGTTCGAGCGGCACTCCCTTGGCATGGCCGTAGCGGTGGACATCACCTACCACGGGCGGGAGGAAGCATGCGACCTACTACCCTCGCAAACCTAGCGTGGTGGCTTCTCGTGGCGCTGCTTGTCTGCGAGGTAATCG